CCCTTCCCCTTGCTCTCTGGCCTAATCAGGATTAGGCGTTAGTTACCTCAAGGATTCCGAATGCCTCTGGACGCGTTACCGCAAATCCACGACGTGCACGAACCTTAAGAATCTTCTCGTCAGAACGGAACTCTTCACCAATCATTGACTCAGCACCGGAGCGAACACCCAAAAGAAGGTGCTGACGGTTACCAACAACAAGGATTGGATTACCGGCCGTTCCCTGAGCGCCAACGGTTCCCGTTGGATTGTCAGTAGCAGTCGCAGACAGCTTTAGACCGTTTGAGAACTGCACTGGAACGTTGAAGAGAGTTGCAGGAGTACCGGCAAGACCCTCAACAAAGATTGGGTGACCATCGGTGCCGACAAGGCCACGGAACACACCCTTAAATGAAGGGTGAGCCATCACAACGGTGTCAGCGTCATTTGCGTAGTCGCCAGACTCGTAAACACCGAATACCTGTGAAAGCAGGTCGTAAGTAACTGCACCCGCAGTCTTCAACTTCTGACCTGAGCCAGCAGCCTTGTAAAGAGAAGTGAACGGAACAGTTCCGCCATTCTCAGTACCGGTGCAAGCAATAGCGGCATTGTCTAGCTTACGTGCGTAAGAGACTGCCCACTCTGTCTGATAACCCGTGATGACATCCGCAAGGGTGTCGTCTAGGTCTTCCTCCGCAATAGTGAAGGTCTTACCGAACTTCCTTGTGCGAAGAGTTACAACGTCATTCGTTGGCTCACCATCGGTGTAATCCGCACCCTTGGCGACAACATCAACGCTTACGGCTCCCATACGTGGAACCTCAAGCGTGTCTGAACCCATAGCCTTGCGCTTGGCAAGAGCCTCAACGGCAGAGTTCTGGTTTACGCGTGTGACTACTTCTGAGTCATACTCCTCCGGAATCCACGCATCGACAATATTACGTGCCATTTTCTTTTATACCTCAGTTATTTATTAGATTGTCCGGGAACACCTCCGAAGAGATATCCCGCAGGTGTTCTCAGACACCCAATTCAATTGTTATTCAATTTCTCCGAATAGGCCGAGCCGGCTCGGATATTCCAATTGTTTATCAGTCGCCCATTAGCGCATCGGCAAGGGCGTTAGCAGAAGTCTTAGGCTTTGTCTTTACAGGTGGCTTGTCGGCCGCATCTGCTCCGCCTGAGATTCGCTTATTTCCCCCGAATAGTTCGGGGAAGTCTGTCTTAAATGCTTCGAGCTGTTCGGTAAGTCCCTCAAGCTCTCCAGTCTCCGTCACAGAAACCTTTGAGTAGTCGATGAGCCTTGCTGCCTTGCTGTTGGTCAGTCCGGCCTCTGAGAGGCTGTTCTGAGCCGCTAGGCGGGCCGCTAGGTCCCGATAGGTGTTCCTCTGCTCTCTGTGCTTCTGAGCCTCTGCGTTGGCCTTGTGTAGGGCCGCCTGCATAGCCTCAATGTCGTTTGGTCGTTCCTGCTGTTCCGTCACTTCTTTTCCTCCGTCTCGGTATCTACTGGTGTGATGGAAATGGTTACCTTGTAACCCAATTTTTCGAATCGGTCTGCTGCCATCTGTAGCTCATCAAGAAGACGCTTCCTGTTTAGCTCAGTCTGTAGCTCACGAATCTTTGCTTCTACTTCCTCGTTCATGCTGCCTTCTCGTAAGGGTTATCCGGAACCCCCGCTGTATCAGGCTGCAAGTCATGCGTTTCTGTATCCCCCGGAATCTCATTACCGGGCTGTGTTGCTGTCGATTCCTTCTCGACAATCCAAGTTGCGATAAGGGCCGCGTCGTATCCCATCTCTGCGGCTACCTGAGCAAGAGGAATGCCAATCTGAATCTTCTTGTAAGCAATCTCCATTGCTTCCTTGGTATCGAAGGTCTCTACCGGCTTCCAATGAATCTGTACGTCCTCGTTAAATCCACCGTCACGGAGAATGAACGTGAACACTTCTCGCCAAGTAGCGCCAAGGGAAAGCTGACGCGTTCGAACCTTCTTAACCAATGGTGCCTCTGCCGTTCTAAGAGCCTCACCCGATGGGACATTGCCGGTTGGCTCGAAGTAATGCAGTGGCGTCGATGTGGTGCTAGCCATTGAGCGGATATACGCCTTGAAAGGCTCAAGGAACGTAGAAGGCTCAGCGGCCTTGAACTGCCCGACTTCCTTGATGCCATTCAAAATGGCCATCTCGCCGGGGTTGTTAGAGAAGCCTGCCTTTTCGTCTCCGCCAAAGTCGGCCGACTCTGACGAACCTTCGGCAGCAAGTGCATACCTCTGAGGGAATCCGTGGAAATTTGCGCTAGCCATCTGCATAACGACTAGCTTGTTAATCATGTCCTGAGCGCCATACGCGTTTAGGTGCTCTGGCTTTCCCTTTGGCCTTTCCGTACGGAAGTGGAAAACCGGGATTTCCCCAAGGTTGTGATACATGACTCCGTTAGAGTCCGTCGTCTCATCAACGAACGGAACAAAGTCAGCATCCTTCGGAGTGAGAGGAAGTCTCTCCCCGAGACTGATGTACTTCTCTAGTCGGTCCGCGTAATAGAGGTTTACGCGAGTCCTGGTCTTGCCGTCCCGATTTGTGATTTCCCAGACCTTGGCCGCAACGCGCTTTAGTCTTGGGTTCTCCTCATCGTAGAGAACGACGGTTGTAAGTGGGGAGTTGTAGTAGACCTGCAAAACATCGTCCATAGGCCAGACGATTAGATAGGCGTCGCCATAAATCAGGGTGTTCTTGTGAATCTCCCCTACCTCTAGAGTCAATTCATTAGATGCCCACACCTTGTCGAGATAGCTGCCCGCTTCCTCTGAAACAGCGGACACAGAGGCAATCTCAAGGCGATTGTTCACCGTATCTACAGGAGTAGCCGCAAAGTTCAGACGGAATCGATTAACCGTCTTTCTCAAAGCGCGCTTGATAGCCGCCGTTGTGTATACCTCTTCGGCGGTTCCTTCGTAATATTCTTGTGCGGTTAGGTAATCGTCTCTCCTAATCAGGATTTCGTTAACCGCTAGGGTTAGGTCTGTCATTTGTCTGTGTTTTTAACTCCTTATAAGGAGTATAGCAGAATTCCTTTCTAATTCATAATAGAAGCCCGAGCCGGCTCGGACCTTAGATAAACAATTCCGAGCCGAACTCTAACGTTTCTCAGACATAGGTCTGAGAGTTAATCTTCACCTGTACTTGTGGCTTACCGAGGAAGTACAGAACCCCGGAACAAACAGCGTCCACCACGTCATCATGAGTAACCTTCGGAAAGGCGAACATCTGAGTCTGTAGCGTGTCGAAGAAGCCGGTATGGAAAACCCGACCCTTCTGATAGAAGTCAAGGGTATGAGTAGCCCTTAGCTCCTTTGACTCGGTAGCTCTCTCTAGGCGGAGCTTTGCCGGGATACCGTCAAAGACTGACTTCCACACGTCGCCACCCTGGTTGGACTCCACGTAGACGACAGAGGCCCCGTACAAGCCACAGAGGCCCGTCACAAGCTCCCGCAGCTCCGGTCCGGGGGAAACCTTGTGCTGTTCGGCGTAACGCACGTACAGGCGTCCGTCTGGCTTCCCCTCGGCATCCAAGCCTCTGGAGACAACGGCAATGCCTGTGTAGTCAGAGCGCTTCTTAGTCGTGACAGCAGGGTCAACGACAAGGAGAGTGTTTCCATAACCCCCGGCAGGCTCACCAATCCGGATATCCGCATCCTGCCAATAGGCAGCATCAAGAGAAACCGGCCGGTTCATCAGGTTCATAGCAAAAGAGCGAGTGTGCCTAATGCTGTTCAGGTACTCCATAGACCAGAACTCAGGCCATAGAGACCTTTCTGTATCACCATCCTTGAGAATGACCGGGAAGTAGTGAACCCTGATGTTCTCGTCAATGACCCATCTAAGTTCAGGGTCTAGAGCCTCATAGAAGTCAGGCTCTGAATTTTTCAAATTTTCTGTATTTGAATTGGGTGTAGATATAGGCGAATTCGAATTTATTTCTTTAGTACCGCTTTTATTTGCCTTATGAACATCATCAAAATGCCCTGGGAATTCCGCACCTTCAAAAAGGTACTCCCTTTGCTTTTCTTCAACCATTCGCATCTGGTCAATGATTGACATTGGCATGGTTGTAGTTCCAGCAAAGCAAACCCGCGCATAAATGTTCATTGGGAGAATGGCATTGAGAACGGTGCCCTTTCTCTTCAGCGCCTCATTCTCTGAGTAGTTAGCCTCTCCCGGCTCGATGTCATCAAAGAGGATAAGGTCTGGTCTTTGCTTATTAATCTTCAGACCTAGAGTCTTTGAGTCTGCGCCTTTCGCTACAAAGGCAAATCCATTAGCCTGCCTGATTTGGTCTCGGCTTTGTGCAATCGCAGTGTTCTTACGCTTACCGACAAGAGGAGTGCACAGCTCAGGGAAGTCTTTGGCTAGTGCCTCATTGGTGTCTAGCTCATCCTTGAACGTCTGTAGATGCTCCTCAGCCTGTCCGGCCGAGTCAGCAAAGGCAGCAACGAACCTGATGTGTCCGTGTGCTGCGCCCCACATAGGAAGGATGAGGAATAGCCAAGTGCTCTTGCCTCCGTTCCTCGGAGCAATGAACGCGTCTCGGCTCTCACGTTCCTTAGTGATTGGCCTTGCCCATGACTGCGCATATTCCACAAGAGCCAAATGGAATTCACTAAGGGACATTGCCCCTGTCTCACTGGTCAAGTGGTGAGGCAGATACATAACAGCAAAGAGAAGAGGATTGTTCTTTGTGTGCTTAATCCTGCCTTCTCGTGTACCTAGTTCGCTTACTACCTCCTTTGGGAGTGTTGTTAGGTAATCCTTAATCTTCATAGTTGTTGTCCTGGTTTATCCCTTTCTCTAGAAACCCGCTGGTCAATGACGTGTGTGCATGAGTTGCACGCCAACTGTGACCCTGAGCCTTGCCGACACAGCTTTGTACTGCGCTTTGTAGCAACACCCCGAGGCCGGCAATTCCTTGCTACATACATTGGTACAAAGATTGGCTGTGCGCTTCTCTGGGAGCCTGTCCTAGATGGCCGGGTCTCTCTGCTCGGAAGCCTTCTGTTCGTCGCTCTGAAAGGCACCCAAGAGGTTCTTGATAGCGGCATCGGTCTCGGATGGCTGCTCCGTGCCTGTCCTCTGAGTGGCCTTGCCCTGAATCAGGTTCATTGTCTCAACTGCACGCTTCACACCTTCTGTCACCTTCTTGTACTCATCAGGGCTTAGGTCATCACTTGAGTTGATGTATTCCATTCCTCTGTCAATGATGTCTTGCATAGCAATTAGTAGCTCTTCCTCCCGATACCACTGGTTAAAGGATGCCGACTTAGCCTTTAGGTCGCTTAGAGCGATTGTTACCCCAAACTCCTTTGCCCACTCATTTGCGGTACTCCAAGAGTTTGGATACCCAAGCTCACGCCTTGCCCTGCTATGCCCGATTTCACTAGCCTTTTCGAGATATGCGAGCTTTTCCTTTTCTGTGTACTTTCTACCTGGCATTATTTATTTCGATTTACGAACACGCGAAACCCTGGTATTACGTATTTCCCTTATTTTCTAGACTGTCTTCTCTTGAGCTTTTCCCTGTCATCTTCTCAAGGAACCTCAAAGCTCCAATCACCCTGCTTACTGTCTGGTGATGAACTCCTAGGTATTCGGCAATACGTCTTGCATCTGGTCTCTTCTCGGTTCGCATCCTTTCTTTGATGTATTCAAACTCTGAGAGTCTTAGTTCTCTTCTGTCTGACTGTCTATGGCCTGTCATTTTTCCTTTCTGACCCCGCCGTTTTTCTTCACTTCTAACTAGTTGTCGAGTCACGTCGATAGCTCGATAAGAAGAACCCCGGTAGGTAGAAGAGTACCTAGCCAAATGGCAGACCTACCGGGGTAACTATTGGAGAGTTAACAACAAACCGGGTAATGATGAGTAACCCTGTCTGCCCTACTTCGAGTATAAGCGAATTCCGTTACTAATTCAACTCTGGCGCTTACGTTTCTGATACCAAGTCGGGTGATAGTCAGGGTTCTTCTTAAGCCATTGTTCGTAATAGTCTTTCTGGCACTTCTTGCATCTATCGTGTAGCCCGCCGGATTTCGTCTTGTTCTTGCTGAACTCCTTTTCAGGCTTGCTCTTCTTGCAGGCATTGCATGTCTTCACCTCTGCCCCCTCTCAATCCTTTCAGCACACTTCTTGTGATACCAACCCTCTCGGATATAGACGCTCTTCTCGTTATTGCTGATGCCCTTACCGCAACGGTCGCATCTGATGGTTCCGCCCACTCAATCCTTCCTCTTGACTTCCAATACATATTGCTGTGTTTCCTTACGTCCTAGCTCTAGTCCCTTCTTCTTGCCTGAGAAGTAGGCGACTAGTACGGCAAGGGTGACGATTAGTAGAGTGGTCATGTCTCCTCTTTCTAGGGAAACCCGCCCGGAAGTGGGCGGGTCACTCAGAAGTATTCTTCTAGGGAATCGTAATAGTCAGCCATCTGCCTAAGAACAGCGGCAATCTCTGATGGGTACGGGTCATAGTTCTTATGCCTATCAATCAGAAATCCTGCGTATGCGCCTAGCTCTTCCGCAAACCACTTATCCTCTGGTGTTCCTTCAATCTCCATCTTCAATCTCCTATCGTTACTTAGCCGTCCAAGTCACATTGGCTTCTGTCATAAGAGCCTTGAACTCCTTATCAATGCACGTGGCGCAAATCTTTGGCTTCCTGGAGCCCCAGGGGAAGCAAGAGCGCGACTTAGGCAACCATGCGTTGCAGCGCTCACACACAACCCCGTGAGGACATCCCCTTTCGTGTTCACAGTCGTACTTGTTCACTTGCCTTCTCCTTTTATCTACGGGCAAATTCCCTGTTGGCCTTTTCCTTCTCTGCCTTCTCTAGCTCATCATCGGCAAAGAAGGCTGCCCAGCGTGCTCTTTCGTCAGCATGGTTCCTGTCCTTCTGCCATGTAGGGTCTGAGAAGAGTTCCCGTGCCTTCTCTGGCCACTTGGAGCCGTTCAAAATCCCTTCAATGGCCGGGCCTAGGTCAATATCAAAATCTTCGTCTTCCCAATCCCCCGCCGTGTCGGCGGCGGCATTCTCTTCTAGAGACAAAGAGGAAGCCTCATCACTTACAGGCAAAGAGAGGTTAGGTGATTCCTCATCTTCCTTTGCCTCAGAAGTATTCTCTTCCTTGCCCGCTCCCGGAACGGGAGCGTTATTGGTAGAAGAAGAGGTAGAAGAAGAGGCCCACCAGCGAGCCACCCGTCAGCCAGCGCCGCATGCCCACCGACCTAGAATAGCCCGGGTCCGCGATGACGACCTTGGCGTTCATCGGCAGCTGGTCCGGTCGCTTGTACGCATCCAAGTGCTTCTGGAACGCGCGCGCAAACACCATCAGCGCCAGCTTGCTGCGTGCATACGCCTTGCGCGGTGTCCATGTCTCCGTCGTCAGCTCGTCCCGGAGCGACGGGCTGGAGATGTACGAGGCGCACGTCGCGACGATGATCCTCACATCGCGGTCGAACGGCTGCGCCTTGATGGCCGGACTCAGGATCCCCAGCAGGTGGAAGTTGGCTAGATAGTTGACCATCCACGTCTCCTCGACGCCCTCGGCCGTCGTCCTCCTCTTCCGGCCAGGCGGCGCGTGGGTGGCGGCGCAGAGCACGATCATGTCGAGGCGGCGCGGCGGCGCGTTGTCGATCCAGCGCGTGGCGAACTGGCGGATGCTGTGCAGGCTCGACAGGTCGACCTGCTCGGCGTAGATGAGCTCGTTGTCGGTGCGTTCACGCAGGTCGTCGACGAAGTCGGCGAGGAAGGGGTCGGTCGAGGGCTGGCGTGTCAACAGCACAATCTGGGCGCCGCGGCGTGCCAGCTCGTAGGCCGTGATGGCGCCGATGCCCGACGTGCCGCCGGTGA